AAATTGTTACGGATTCTTGGGCGAAAAAGAGTAACACAAGTTTCAATACTGCTGATAATATGTTTGAGAAACATTTTTTGAAAAACTCTGAATTGAGCTTAGGTAATATTCAAGACGTTCAAAATCTGCTCTATAAGACTAATACTTAATTCAATTAGAGATCTAGAGTTCCTTTGGTCTAAGGGAATAGAACTACTGCACCATCAAAATTGAATCTTGCAAAGTATGAAGCGATTGACCTTGAACAAGTCTTGATTTCTGCTCGTGCAACATCGCTTGGCGAAACGGATACGAAAGCATCCACGCCAACAATTGATGACGATGAACTAGATGAGGAAGCAGTCGTTGTTACTTCAGGCAGGAAGTCACCCATGGTCAAGAAAAAGAAGTTCTCTTCTGACGACTTGTTCCCAAGTGGCGAATATCGTGAAGACTATTCGCAAGAAGAACTAAAGTTCATGGTTGAAGAAGAGCCAACAGCAATCAAAGATATTCTTGAAAGTTGGGAACTCTCTCCTGCACTAAAGGGCGAAAAGGCAGTTTCTGCAATCCTTGAAGCGCAGTCTCCATCCAGCAAAGACGATGATGAAGATGATGAAGTAGTTGACATGGATGAAGAAACTTCAGAATCAGAAGTGCTTGATGAAGAAACACTTACCGCAATGTCTTTGCGTGACCTAAGAGTTATTTGCGAAGACTACGACATTGACCACGAAGGTATGAACAAGCCAGCCATGGTTCGTTCTATCATTGAGGCATCAGAAAAATAAAGATTTGGCGTGGCGTAGGTATTTGTAAGCGTGTAGAAATCCCCCAGTTTTCTACCCACCTACGCCACTCCATTACTTAGGAGAAAAACATGACAAAGGCAAAAAATCCATTTGACAAAAATCGTGAACCAAAGCGTCACGATGTTGCAGAAATTCTGCTCACGGGTGAAACAATTTCGTGGACTGAATTGTGCGAACAGGTAGGTCATTTCTCGCCACGCTCTATGGGATATGTTCTTAGGGCGCTAGAAGATAATCAAGTAACTGTTCTCAGATTGCGTGACCCCGAACTAGGTACGCTTTACCGTTACGACCCTTCAACCAAGTATGAAGAGCGTTACCGTTTAAGCAAGCCTGATGGGCCTGATGCAAAGAGGCAAAAAAGCAAACAGGCATAGCGTTAGTTTGTAATGACAAATCAAGTACCCGACCAACACTTTTGTACTAGGTGTGGTCGGGTACTTTTGTCTTCATCCCCTCAATTAAAACACTGGATTGTTTCCGAAGACGGAAGAGTTGTTAGGTGTCCACAACACACCACCGATTGGGCAATGCGTTGTGCTAAAATTCGCAGAACAAAATCTACATACGACTGGAGGCGTATAGCAAAAGAACAGGATAATCCACCTGAAAATATCCTTTATGAACCATTCTTTGACTTGTAGCCAACAAGGAGGCAACAATGCAAACATTTGTACCGTACAACGACTTGTACAAAATAGGTAAATCATTAGACAACAAACGCTTAGGTAAACAGCGTGTAGAAGTTCTGCAAATTCTTAATGCTCTTGCAGGTAAATCAAAAGGTTGGGTAAATCATCCAGCCACAAAAATGTGGCGTAATCACGAACAAACTCTTATCAGTTATGGTTCGTGGATATGCACAGAGTGGTGCAATCGTGGATTCAAAGATACTTGCCACGACAAAATACTTGATATGCGAAGCAAGTTTGACCAAGGCAGAGATGTTTGGGATTACCCGTCATGGTGGGGCGATATGGAAGTTCACGAATCTCATCGCTCAAACTTGTTACGCAAAATGCCCGAACACTATTCGCAATTTGATTGGGATGTTGAAGACAGCCTCCCCTACAAATGGTCTGTATGCTTTTGCCAAAGATGCAGGGGGAATTAAATGGCAAGTAGTTTCTTTCACACTCATGTCCACTCAGAGTTTTCTTGTCTTGACGGCATGGCAGACATTCGCATTATGGCGGAAAAGACTGCTCATTATCTAAAACAGCCAGCGCTATCGCTTACAGACCACGGGAACATGAGTGGCGCTTTTCAGTTGTATAAGGCATGTAAAGAAAATGGGATAAAGCCCTTTATTGGACTAGAGGCATACATTGTTGAAGACCGTAATGACAAGAAGGCGAAGCGGAATCACATAACTCTTCTTGCCTATACAACCGAAGGTTACAAGAACCTAGCCAAATTGTCGTCATTGTCAAACCAGCGAACTCACTACCATTACAAGCCACGGATTGATTTAAGTGACTTGGCAGAGTTATCTGCAAACGGAATGTTGAAAGGTATTGCCTGCACTACAGGATGCTATTTCGGATTAGTTTCTCAGTCAGTTGTTCACGGTGAATCAGAAAAAGCAGAAAAAATTATCAAACTTCTTGATAAGTGGTTTGACAAAGTTTTTGTTGAATTGCAAAATCATGGCACTGACCATGGTGACGGGTGGACTGATGATTCTCTTGTCAATCAGTTATATACGACAGCAAACTGGCTTGGGCTACCAACCATCATTTCGCAAGACTCACATTACTGCGATAAGGCTGACAAAGACCTGCACAACATGATGCGGATGATTGCGTACTCTGCTGACGAAGATGACTTGGCGTATCCTGGCCATAGTTATCACTTGGCTTCAACTTCTTGGGTAAAACAGTATTACAAGCAAGAGGTGTGGGATGCCTGCGAAGATTCGTACAAGTGGTTACTGGATGAACACACGCTGGAGATTCCACCGCTAGAAAAATACAAGTATTACATTCCTGCTGTAACTAAAAATCCACTGAAGCAATTGTCGGTTCTTTGCAATGCAAAACTAAAAAGCAATTATGAAATAAACAAGAGTGGGGTTCTTGATGTTTACCAAGACAGGTTGGCAACTGAATTAGATGTAATTGAAAAGACTGGCATGGCTGATTATTTCATGCTCGTAAACGATTATGTTGGTTGGTGTCACGAACAAGGAATACTTGTTATGGCTAGAGGTTCTGCGGCAAGTTCGCTTGTTTGTTGGCTTCTTGGAATTACGCAAGTTGACCCGATTGAATGGAATCTCGTATTTGAAAGATTCCTTTCGGTTGAAAGAACTAGACCACCTGACATTGACTTAGACATTGAGGATGTTCGGCGTGATGATGTTGTGAATTACTTGAAAAACAAATACAACATCATGCAGATTGGAACATACAACAGGCTCTCTTACGATGAAGATACAGGGCGTGGTGGGCTGTTTGTTCAGTACATCAGTGCAAAGCGAAAGATACTTGGTGACTCTTTTGCTAGAAAACTTGGCAGGGTAAACAACCTGCATGACCTAGACAAAGTGAATCCAAAAGATGCAGAGCGTCTTAGGGCATTGGGTGAATTACCATTACGCCGTTCTGCTGGCGCTCATGCGGCTGGATTCGTGATATCTGCACCACCACTGCACAAGACAGAGGATTGGATTCCCGAAATGCTTATTCCTTCATCGGACACCATGGTTACACAAATGATGATGGATGATGTTGAAGAGGCAGGTTTCGTAAAGATTGACCTTTTAGGATTGCGCTCACTTACAACACTTAGGCGCTGTCTTGAAATGGTGGGGAAAACTGGCACTGATTGGATTCCTCTTGATGACAAACGGACATTCCAATTCTTACGCCGTGGTCTAACTGAAACTGGAATTTTCCAAATGGAAGGCTGGACTGCCGCAAGAGGTTGTCGTGAAGTTCAGGTGCAAAATGTTCGTGACTTGATTCTTGTAAATGCTCTTTACAGACCTGCCACTATTGACAGTGGATATGTAAACCAGTTTCTAAAAAATCGCAAGAAGCCTGATGGTGTGAGATACCCAAGTGATATTTTCAAGCGTCATCTTGAAGAAACTTTTGGCGTACCGTGTTATCAAGAGCAAGTGTTGGCAATTCTTAAAGATTTAGGGATGCCAATTCCCGAATTGAATTCTTTTCTAAAAGCAGTAAAAGGAAAACATGCAAAGGCAGGATACTCAGCAGAAGCCAATGCTGTATTTGAAAAGAACAAACAGAAGTTTGTTGAACTATGTCAAGCAACTGGCATGGGTAAGCGTGAAATTACTCAGGGGTGGAAACTTGTTGAAGGGTTTGCGGCGTATGGATTCAATCGTGCTCACGCTACTGCTTACAGCATTTTGGGCTACCAACTGGCTTATTTGAAAATCAATTACCCACTTGAATTTCATTCTGCTCTTCTTGAAACAACTGTCGGCACAAGCAAAGACGACCAGTACATTCGGGAGACAAAGCGTATGGGTATAAACATTTTGCCTGCCGATGTAAACCTTTCAGGAATCTCTTGGTCACTTGATGCAGAAGCAGGCGCTATTAGGCGTGGACTCTCATCAATCAAAGGTGTTGGTCGCAATGCGGCAGAAGTTATTTACGCAAATGCACCATACAATTCAATTGAAGAATTGATTTCAAAATGTCCAGCAAGAGCAGTGACGGGTGGAAAGAACTGGAAGTCAAAGCGAACATTAAACGGAACGCTAGAACAACTCCGCAAGACAGGTGCATTGGAATCACTAGGGATAAGGAAATGATTATGTTGTGGTGGAAGAGAAGAAAAGCGTTAGGGCTAATTGCCTTGTTTGTTGAAGCAAGGGAAGAAAAATACGCATGTCTTGATTCAAAAGATTACATAGGTGCTGAGTGGGCATATGAATCGGAAGAAAAAGCATACGAAGCAATGTGCTATTTGATAGGAGTGGAAACAATTGGATAAGAAAATTTTTTACGACCAAGTTATTTATTCTGACAAAAATAAATATGTAGAAATGCGATGCTATGATTGTGGTTCAAGACCTGTGCTCACATGGAACGAAATACAAGAAGTTAGTGGCAAAAAAATTCGTCATGTAGTCAGTATAAGTTGTCCAAATGGCCCACATGAAAAGGAATCTCCAAAGTGAACAAAGCACATGAATTGATGAAAGAAATCAATAAGTTGTTGGGGGCTAACACTCTGATACTTGGCAGTGATGAAGCGCTGAAAGTTGAATACATACCAACAGGAGTTCTTCCGATTGACCACCTACTAGGCGGTGGTATTCCTAGGGGCAGGTTCACTGAATTGTTCGGTGCATACAGCACTCTAAAGTCTTACATCGGATTATCAACTATCGCCCAAGAACAAGCGAATGGTGGGGTGTGTGCGCTCATTGACACGGAACATGCTTATGACCCCGATTGGGCTAGAGGTTTAGGGGTGGATACAGATTCACTTATCTACCATGCACCTGAAACGGGTGAAGAAGCCATTGATGTTTCTGAAATGCTTATACGAAACCGTGTTGACCTCATTGTGTGGGATTCGGTTGCGGCAACACTTCCGCAAACAGAAAGTGCAAAGCGATTGTCTAAAGAGTCTGTACAGCCTGCACGACTAGCGGCGCTTATGTCATTGGGCATGAGAAAGTTAACTGCCTGCAATGACAACACTGCAATAATCTTTATCAATCAAACAAGAATGAGTGTTGGCGTTGTATTTGGCGACCCCGAAGTAGTTTCGGGTGGAAAAGCATTGCCATATTACGCCTCATACCGTGTTGCTTTGCGTAAGGCTGGCAAAGTTAAAGACACTCAGGATGGTTTTGACGATGAAGGTCACAAAGCGAAGTTGAATTCAGTTCTTGGAATCAAGATAAGAGCAACACTAGAAAAAAGTAAGTTGTCTGCACCATCAAAGGAATCGCTTTTTACTTTTGACCTAACTACAGGTCGTGTAGTTGAGATTGGCTACATGATTGCAAACGGATTAAACAGTGGAATAATTAGTCACGAAGGTAGGTCATGGTGGGTAGAGGAAGACGAAAAGATAGTGGGGCTGGAGAAGTTCCGTGGTTGGTTGGCAGGGAATCAGGAAGCGCAGGAGAAGATAAAAGCAGTTCTTCTACCGATACCCCTTGGAAGCCAAGAACCCGTCAAGAAAAAGGCAGGCAGACCGAAAAGCAAATAGCGAAGGTAAGAGGTGCAAAGGTTCATCCTGCATCGGGAGCATTAAGAATCAAGCACGATGCTTCAGATGCAGATACACTTTATGAAATCAAGGATGCAAACAAAACATACACACTCAAAGGTTCTGAAGTTCTTGCCTTATACAAAAGGGCAAACATGGAGTTGAAAGAACCACTATTTGTCGTGTATTTCACGGATGCAGATTTAACCGTAACCATGACAATAACCAAAGGAAAAAGATGAGTCTAAAAAACATAGTTCGTATGGTCAACATGAACAGCCGTATCACTCCCAAAATCCAAAGGTGGTTGATGAACCACGATGGTGTGCATATTCAAAGTGACATTGTAGAAAAAAGAGTTATGCAAATCTTGAAGCCCGAAATAAAAAAATCTAGGGCAGGTGCATTTCATCCATCGCAGTTATACCAGTGCCAAAGAGCGCAGGTGTATGGCTATTACGATGCACCGACAACTAGAACATTTGATGCACAACTTCAAAACATATTTAACGATGGTCACTTCAGACATCTCCGTTGGCAAATCATGTTGCTGGAAGCAGGAATCTTGACTGATATTGAAGTTGCAGTGGATGTTCCAAAGTTGCGCTTGCAGGGTTCAATGGATGGTGTTAACTCTGATGAAGGCTGGATGTTTGAATTGAAGGGAACAAGTCAGTTCAAAGGAGTTCAAAGCAAGGGTGTTATGCCTGCACACATCAAGCAAGTTCATGCTTATTTACTTGGTAGTGGATTGAAAGAAGCAATAGTTGTTTACGAATGTAAGTCAACTCAACAGTGGGTTGAAGTAGTAGTACCGAAAGACCCAAAGATAATTGAAGAAATTGAAACCATACTTGAAAGTTTGAATGATGCAATTGACAATGACTATCTCCCTGAAAGGCTAGAAGACTGTGAAAATAAAACAGGTACGACCTATAACTCATGTGCGTATGCCAAAATCTGCCACGGGTGCAACAAGCCGTCAGATATCGCTACGCTCATTCAGATTAAATAGTGGTATTCCATCGTTGCCTGATTTACGGCAAGAACTAGACGAGTATGTTGAAGTTCTTATGGGTAGGGAAACCCCACCAATTGACAACGATGAAATGACGCTTATGGAATACTCAAACGCTGTCTATAGTCGGGCGATGGAACTAACGATTCTTTTGCAAAGAGCAGAATCAGACGGAACAGTTCTAAAAGGCAGTAAGTACTACAAGTTTCGTACTGGCGAGTTGCGTTCGTTTACCGAATTGGCTTTGCGGTGCATAGAATTAGGCAGTAGGCGAGTAACTAAAGCCCAACTGGACTATTCTATGAACCATGGTTAGTTCAACTCCAAAAAATCGGCGCCACGCACACTCAAAGAAATCCACGCTGATACTGGGTATTGACCCTGCATCCACACATATTGCCTTCGTAGCCCTCTATGGCAACGAATATCGTGTTACAGTGAGTAAGAACCTTGGTAAAAGCGGGCCTGAAGCCTGCCATAACGCTAGGGAATTAACCATCAAGACGATTGGCGAGTTACATCAGTGGGCTGGAAACGAAATAACAATTCATGCTTTTTACGAACTCCCAATTTTAGGTCGTGGTGGATTCACTTCTACAACTGTTCAGTGCTTTACATCAGGTGCAGTACAGGGCGTGTTGTATGAGAGGAAATGTAAGACATACCCAGTCAATGTCTCCAGTTGGAAAAAAGCAGTCGTGGGTAGAGGAAATGCAGACAAAGGACAGGTCGCAGAATACCTACGACTTGGATGGAACTCTCTCTACTGCTCGGCATCAGGAAATCAAGATGTCTATGACGCTACCTGCATTGCCCTCTACGGAAGACAATTTCTTGAATCACAAATGGCGGAAACTGGCGCTTTGTAGTGGTAAGACAACTCAGTTTTTTAGGCATCGCTGTAGCGTAAGGTGCTTAAATCATGCAAGTGGCTGTAACCGTGTTAGAGTTGTGCGTGAATGTAAGGCTATTTGTGCAGAATGTCCAGTGATTGAACATTGCAGAATTTGGTCAATTGAAACCAACTTACTCAAAGGTATTGCTGGTGGCATGACCGAAATTGAAAGAAGAACAGCAAGAATAATTCTTAAAGGAGAAGAAAATGGCGAAGAAGAATCAGACGATTATTGCTGGTGAGACAGTTTTAGTTCCAGTTGGCGAACTAAAAGGGTACGACAAAAACCCACGAAAAGGCAATGTGAAGGCAATTGCAGAGTCGCTTGAAATAAACAAACAATACCGACCAATTGTTGTTCAAGAATCAACTAAGAAAATTCTTGCTGGTAATCACACTTGGCAAGCGGCTAAGTCTCTTGGCTGGACAGAAATTGCTGTTGTTTATGTGGATGTGAATGATGAAGAGGCAAAGCGTATTGTTCTTGCCGACAACAAAACAAACGACCTTGCCGATTACGATGGTCAAATTCTTGCAGAACTCCTGCGTGACCTAGGAACTGCCGATGGTACTGGATACTCAGCATCGGATATGGAAGCAATCCTAAATGCCACCATGGAAGATTTAGATTCTGTTATCAGTTTGTCAAACGAAGCAGGAGAAAGAACCCTGTCGCAAAACGACCCACTTTTGACTGGAACTATTGAGATGGGTGGTTCAAAAGAATCGGGTGGAAACGACTTCAGTTTCACAGATGAAGACGATGAAGAGGAAGAAAGCGATATTGAAAGTCAGCCTGATGATTTGTCGGGCGTTTACACTCTTAAAGACGACCTGATTTTTAATGGCGGTGGCTTTTGGGAAATCCCAATGCTCAGAAGCGACATGATGATTGAAGAATTGCCTACACCATTGCACACTTGGGCTGGAAGTGCCACTAGAGACTTAGATTGGGATGGTCACTGGCTTTACAATTGGGGAATTGACAGCACTTCGGGAATGAAAGACCTCAGCAAAATTGTCTTGTCTTTCTACTGTTGGGATGAATACTTTGAACCATGGTGGGATAACCCTTCACGCCACATGAGCAAACTTCTTCATGCAAAAATTAAGTACGCAATTACGCCAAACTTTACGCCAAACGATATGCCAAGACCAGCATCTCTATGGGCTTTGTATCGTTCCCGATGGATTGGGCGATATATGCAGGAGATTGGTGTTCGTGTAATGCCTGACCTTCAAGTTCGTGAAGGAGATGAATTCATTGAAATCTCTCGCAAGGCATTACCAAAGAACATTAAGTGGGCATCAATCCAAACCCAAAACTTAATTGGAAGCACGAGAACTGGACAGGGGATAACGCAAGAAGAAGCGAATGTTCATAAAGAATGGACATTGAAATCGGTTCGTGCGGCTGACCCTGAAAACCTACTCATATATTCAAATCCTAAAGCGCACGATGAAATGAAAACATTTTTCGGTCATGGTACAGAGCGAAACATTTTGTGTATGCCAACGAGACTTTATTACTTGTCACAAAAAGTTCGTAAGAACGCAACTGAATCTGACAGGTTGTAATCATTACTGCATATCTTTAGATATACTCTAATCATTGTCCTGTTCTACTATTTTTTCATCCGAACAAACAGGAGAATGAGATGAAATTCAACATGCTAAATATCGCTGGTCTTTCCAGTGAAGAAGTAGTAATCAACGGCGCTGGTGGTTCTACTGGGCCAACTCGTGGTGGCAAAAAGGGTGGTCGTGGTAGTTCTAAGAAAAAGGCTGCCAAGCGTAAGACTGTCAAGAAGAAGGCAGCAAAGCGTAAGACGGTTAAGGCTCCAGCCAAGCGTAAGAAGGCTCGTCGCCGTTAATTTTTTCTCTCTTATCAGAGAAATTGGTAATCGCCCTCACCGAAAGGTGGGGGCTTTTGCTATTTATTAGGCTTTATCGTGTATAGTCTGTTATTCTTTACTGCGGAGGTTGCAGGTGGCAAGCAACAATATATTCAGAGAATCAGGTTCTACTGGGCTTCGCCGTTCTATTGGCTATGTACTTGAAGAGTTTTTGCCCCAATTGCAGGGCTATCGGGCAATTCAGACATATCGTGAGATGCGAGATAACGACCCAGTAGTAGGTGCAATCCTATTCGCAGTTGACAAATTAGTTCGGCAAGTAAAATGGCGTGTACAGCCAGCATCAGCCTCACTGGAAGACATTAGGGCGGCTAAGTTCGTTGAATCCTGCATGATGGATATGTCAACTTCTTGGGAAGACCTGATTAGTGAAATCCTTTCAATGCTCACCTATGGTTTTTCTTATCACGAAATTGTGTATAAGCGCCGTGGTGGTCAAGATGCAAAAGACAGCGCTTCACGCTCTAAATACGATGATGGTTTGATTGGTTGGCGCAAAATACCTATTCGGGCGCAAGATACTCGTCAAGAATGGTACTTTGACGAAAACGGTGGAATTCAAGCCATGGTGCAGTCTTCTCCACCTGACTTCTCGTTAAGGGTTATCCCGATTGAAAAGGCTCTTCTTTTCCGTACAACTTCAGACAAGAACAACCCTGAAGGTCGCTCAATTCTTCGTAACGCCTACCGACCATGGTATTACAAAAAGCGAATTGAAGAAATTGAAGCAATCGGTATTGAGCGTGACCTTGCTGGTTTCCCCGTTATGTATGTTGACCCTGAAATTATGCGAACAGATGCTACTGCCACTCAGCAAGCAATCTTTGGCGATTACAAGGAAGCAATCATTAACATTCGCCGTGACCAACAGGAGGGAATGATTCTTCCTGCTATTTACGATGACAAAAACAACTTGATGTACCGCCTTGAACTCATTTCCGCAGGTGGTTCACGCCAGTTTGATACAAACACCATCATTACCCGATATGACCAACGAATTGCTACGAGCGTATTGGCAGACTTCATTTTGCTGGGTCAGGCGGCTAATGGTAGTTACGCACTCTCTTCGGACAAAACTAACCTGTTTGCCCTATCTCTTCGTTGCTGGCTGGAAATTATCCGTTCGGCATTTAACGAACATGCCATACTCCGCCTGTTTCAAGTCAATGGTTTTGACACTAAGAATTTACCAACCATGGAATTTGGCGATATTGAAACACCGCCACTAGGAGAACTTGGTAATTACATTCAGGTACTTGCTGGCGCTGGAGTGCCACTATTCCCTGACGACAATCTTGAAAATTACCTTCGTGGTTTGGCAAGTCTCCCTGAAAAGCGTGAAAGCGCCAAGGGTGATGAGGCTACTGCACAAGAGCCACAAGCACAGGCACGACCAAAGAATGAAACAGAAGGCGAACAAGTGCAGGCTGAAGAAGAGCCAATGGAGAAAATTGCATCGCAATTGAGCGAGGAATAACCCATGCCTGAAAAGGGAATTCGTGGTGGCAAACTAGCGCAAGAGATTCTTCGCATATCTGAACAACTTGAAGGGGATTTCAGGCGTGAATTTCTTGATGAAA